TTGTATTGGTTATCCCCTACCTGAAGAAAGTCTACAGGCTTGGTCTCAGGCAGGTTATCAAAGAAAGATAGCTTTTCACCGTACTCTTTGATTAGATCCCTGTACTTGTAGTCATCGTAATCCCGCTCATTTTTACCCTCGATCACCGCTAGCATTTTCTGCTGCTTTTCGATTATGTTTAAATTTGCGTTTACCTCGATATCGTACAAGGTTATGAATTGACCGACAGTTAATTTGTCCCACATGGCTTTAAATATATTTATTTGGTTTGATGTTTTTATCTGAAGGAGTACCTGCCCAAATGGCTCTTGGATATCTTGTTCACTACCGAATAGCGCAGGGCATCAAGTGCGTGATTGAAATTATCCACAGGCTTGTTTGTCATCTGCCCGTTTTTATCTTCGATATACTTGTAGTTCCTGAGTTCCTTGATCAGATTAAAACTGCTTTCGGTTGCGATCAGCTTGTATCTACGGATTATGTCTATCCCTATGTTGATTGATCCCTTGATAGTAGGCTTCACGTTCCACCCCATCCTGTAGATTTCTTCAATACTTTTTGGCTCGGCTGAATCGGCATAGATTTCATTGCTGCGATCTAGTCCAAGTACTTTCATTTCGTTTGCAATGTCCTGATTAGTCATGCCCGTGCGGTATAGCAATTCATCGACATACATATTATCCTCAAGAATGTAGGTACTCACTAAGCTAGTCGGATCACTTGAGTAGCCAAAGTCAAGACCGTAGCTTACTAGCTTTGCTTCCTTTGGTATTTCTTTGGTAGTACTGAAAGTATATACTAAGGATCTAGCCTGCCCCCGTTCTCCAAGCCCGTAGACCCTCCAATAGTTTTCATCTATCCCTTTGAGCCTTTCAATTTCTTCTTTGATTACATCGCCTAAAAATGGGTTATCCTTGTAGGTAGTCTGGAAAAAGTCGACATCTGCCCTTGGCAGAACCTGATCGTAAATCCAATGGAACTCTTCACTTGGATTGTAGTCAAGTATCACCTTTTCATTTGTACGGAATAGAAGTTGCGTCCAATCTTCATGAGTCAACTCGTTGGCCTCATTTGCAAAAAGTAGATCCCGCTTTCTACCCCTAATTTTTTGAGGCATGTCTAAACTTATAAACTCGATTGTGTTTCCATTTATATTGTATTCACTTGATGATTTTCTGTGATCATCTTCTGAATAGATGTCATGATCTTTGAGAATCTGAAAAAAGTCTCGCATGACCGTACCTCTCAAAGCAGGAAAAGATTTTCGGCAGATCGTGATTATCTTACCCTCATTTCTTTGGCAATAGCTAAAGATGATCCAAAGCAGTATATTAAAAGTTTTCCCTGATCTAGTGCCTCCCTGTTGTACTACTATTTTTGCCGTACTTTCTTCAAGCTGCTCAAATACCTTGTTAGTATCTATGCTACTTATTTCCATTGATTATCCTTACTTCGAAAAGTTTCTTGCCATCTGCACCGGTTAACTCCTGCCTTTCTATGTATCCTCTTTTTTTACCTTTAGTTTTTAGAAAAAATATGGTTGCAGTAGAGTTACCTTCCCCTATCTGTTTATGTAATTGACTTTCCGCAAAGTCTAATGCAATATCTGCAATATCATCAACCTCTTTTCTGAACTTTAAATCTTCCTTAATCCACGCATAAAACTGAGTTCTGCCAACCCCTGCCTGTTTACAAGCTGTTGTTACTACTCCAAGCGATTTTTCTAATGCTTCGAGTACTGCTTTTTTATGTTGTTCGGTATTGTTCATATTCCTTTTATCGGACAGTTTATAATTGGGTTTAAATCAAATTTTCTATGTTTTTTACCTCTTTGACTTTTATCAAATTTTACAATTTTTTTGCCCCATTTTTTTTGCAAAAGCAATAGTTGATCCATTTCTCTGCTCATTGTTCTATAGTCTGCGCACCCCCCTAAATTTCCATGATCTTTTTTAACCATGCATGCGTAGTTAAATCTTACTATTTTTCTGTACTCATTAAAATTTTGCAAACAAAAATCATAGTCATCCTTTAATGGTAAGGTTTCATCAAATCTTAATTTGTTTTTGTAAAACCCCATAAAAGATGCGCTGATAGTACTTGTGTATCCAAGGGGTGTATATTCCCGATAGCTGCCTTTGTCTCCTAAAATATTAACCCCCCATAAATGAGCACCGCTCTCTTTACAGATTACAAATCCTTGTTCTATCCATTCATCAAGATTTTCAATTTTTATTTGTAAGGGCTTTTTATTTTGTATATCCCATCTTTTTATTGCCTCAATGTCATCGTCTACAATAAGTCCTGTTTCTTGGATATAATTGTCTAATATGTAATTTCTTACTCTTGCTATATTTCCTCTGATTAAATCGGGCATTACTTCTACATTGTAACCAAGGTTGATGTATTCTTGTGCTTCGAATTCATGTACGCAATAAATCACATTGGGTAAAATCCGATGTGTCTTTACTCCTTTTGCTCTTTTGTAACTAGGTGAAAATATTTTCATGCTCCTTTTATAGGTGTTTCAAACTTAAATTTATTTTTTTCCCAGATCATTAATTTTTTACCCCACTTGTTGTTAATTTTATTAGCATAATATCTTCTGTCTTTTTGATTGTATCCAATAACGGATTCCGCGCCTCCATCTACTCCGTAAAATATCATTGCATATTGATTATCCTTTAATATCATTCTGTTTTTGTTTAACTTTTGTACCCAGAATTCGACGTCCTCATTAATTCGAAATCTTTCATCGTATTTGATATCATCTTTTGCATTTACCAAAACCCCTCCAAATATGATTTTTGTTAAACTAAATGGTTGATAATCTTTTAGTTTCATATTATCTGTCGAATAATCAAAACCTCCATACTTGATATCAGCATCTTTTGCCATAATATAAAGTCTTTCTAAAACCTCAATTGCTTCTTCTTGTAAAAGATCTTTGCCTTCTTTCTTTCTTTTTATTTTTACGAGGTCATCGTCAATGATCCATCCATAACCATCCTTTTGCTCTGTTTGAATAATATCTAAAATTGCATTTCTTTTTTTTGCTGCCGACCCATCTAGTTTATCATCAATTCCTAAGACAGCATCTCCATATTTTTCTTTGTACTGCTTTTCTTGGCTCTTTGGCACGACTATTTTACCGCAACCTAAATAATCATATGTTCTAACATGATCTGCTCTGTTATACGAAGCAATGTATATGTTATTCACTCTTGATATTTTTTAAATATTCTGCTCCATTGATAACCCTTCCAATCCCTTTGCTCCAAGGCTTTCCATTTGCTCTTTGACTATGCACCGATTTTAAACCAAAATGAGTTTGAGCAGAAAGCCAATCAACCTCCGAATTAAATAAAAGCACTACATAGTTATTCGCTTCATCTAGGTATTCGCTAAATTCAATTTCTTGTTCTTCTACCCCTGTAAATTCATCTATGTTTGGGACATCAAGTCCCCACTCTTGTAATTTATCATGATCCCATTCATTTGCAAGTATGTCCCAGTCCCATTCCCCAAAGCCCACGTTGTCTTTGATAATAAACTGCTTTTGTTCTTCCTCTGTAAGATCATGTGCAAAAATTACAGGCACTTCCTTTAATCCTGCTTGCCTACAAGCTTTCAATCTCATGTTACCTCCTAGCACAATTAGGTCAGCATTTACCACGATAGGCCTAATCTCAAGCATCTTTGGAAAATCTTGAATAGATTTTACTAGCTTTTTAAACTTGTCATCCTTTATGATCCTTGGGTTATTAGGATTGCTTTTGATCTCGGATAGCTTAACGGTTTTAATCTCCATTAGTCTAGCTTTTCGTTTGCTACTTGTAAAGCCTCCACAGGCTCAATCTCTTTTTCTTCTAGCTGATTAGGGATGCCTGCATCGTCTAATAACTTTTTGAAAAGGTAGGCTAAATCAAAGACCCCCTGTTCTTCATTCTCAAGAGTTATGCTTATTACTTTTTTTGCGCTGTTAAAATTTAATTGAAATTTTGCCATGGTTTTTTATTTAGTTTGATTCATTTTTTGTTTATGCTTTGCTTCTAGATATTCTCTTTGACTCTTTATATCCCCCATTGTATCATGACATTTTCTGCACAAAGCCATAAGGTTTTCTATGCGATCCGCTGTTTTACTTCCCCCCATCCCCCTAGCCTTTATGTGATGAATGTCTACTGCCTGACATTCGCACGATTCACAGGGAATAAAATCAGCTATCGTGTAGCCAAAATATTCCATGTAAATCTTTGTGTGCTTTTTCATTAATCCATCCACTTGCCATGATTCCTAAGATGCCAAAACCTATGTTTAAGCACTTCAAAAATCAAAGATATTAGACTGTCAGATTCATAGACCCCAGCCTGCACTTCTAGTTTAAATTTTGCCATGATTAGAAAGGTAGATCGTAGGTTTCTTCTTGCAAAGGTGCAGGAGCTGTCGGCATCTTGTTAACCTGTGTGTTGTTATTTTCTTCTTTTTTGTAATCGTTTAGGGTAATATTCACATCCTTGCCAAAGTCATTTGGCTGATCATTAATATTAATGTTGATGTTAAAATACTCCTTTCCGTTGTAGGTATAGGTATGCGCTTTTGCTTCAGTCATACAGATCGTAGCGGTCATCCAAGATGCGCTTCTTTTCTTTCCGTTTCCTAGTTTTATTTTTGGTTTGGTGTCCATTTGGTTTTATGTTGTTTTTGGTTTTCTTCCTCTTTTCACAGGTGCTGGTGCTTCACCTTCTACCAATACTTCAGCAACTATTTCTTCCTGATCCCTGTACCACGTTGTATGTTCTGTGTTAGTGTACCACCCATAAAGGTAGTTAACTAACTCCATGCGACAGCTACTGCACCAATGGCTAAAATTGTGCTTAGGTGAAACATAGGTTGTGTATAGGTGGATCAATTCCGTATATACATCCTTTTCGTAATTGCGAATGAATGCGTGCTTCTTGTAACATTCGTACAGAGGCATGTGCTTCTTGAATAATTCTAGGTCTTCAGGTGTCATAGTTCAAATTTGTTAG